AGGTGTCGTCCGACCATGTTCCCGACGGCTGGTTGTGCGTGCCGTAGCCCTGCATGCCGGTGACGAGGAACGTTCCTCGGCGCTGGAACTCCACGGGCACGCCCAGGGCGTCACCCACGGCCACGCCCAGAATCAGCGAAAGAGGCTTGTCGTCCGCCTTTTCGTAATACTCACATGGCGCACCGTCGAAATAAACGTCATTGGGCTTGTTGTCTGGGGATTCAAAAATCTCGCAGTTGCCCGTATCTGCCCTGTCAAGCGGGCTGCCGTCCTCGGCAACCGTTGCCCGGAACAGGCAGGTTTCACAGGCTACCGCATTAGGCCCCTGCGTATTCCATATCTCGCTTTCCCATCGTGGACGCTTGCCGCTCATGTCTGTTCCCCGCCTCATATCTGTTCGACGACTTCAAGTTCAAACGTCAGTGCTCCGTCCGCCGTCTTTTCCACCTTTGTTACTTTGAATTTCGTCCCGCGCTGGATGATGGTTTCATCCTCATAACTGAAATATTCCTGTGTTCTTTTGCCGTCCCATTCTCGTTTATCGCCGTAGCCGTAATGGCTGAACGGCTCGGAATACATCATCTTGGTGCCCCTGGGACAGTAAATGCGGAAGATGAAGCCCCCGAACCCCTGCCCCTTGGCGCTGCCGCAGGAACAAAACGCGTGTTCGACCTTCTCTTTCCCCTCCAGCGCTTCCTTTAATTCCGCCAACGACCACTTCCGAAACGCCTCTTCCGGCAGCTCCAAGAAAGCCGCCGCGCCCGCTGCGGTTTCAATGCCGCGTTGCAGCCAGATGTCCCTGTCATAGGTCGAGCGGCTGATGACCTCGGTCATGTGGCGGATGGCCTCTCCACGGCCTTCGGCATCCAGGTCGACTTTGCCCACGCCCTTAAAGTTACCCCACCGCCCCTCGTGCCCGCGCAGGGGGCGGTTGAAACCGCCTGAACTTTGCGTGTAGGCGTACAGTGCGTCCTTTTCCGCCTTGTTTGCCGTGCTCCAGACATCTCCAGTGCGCGTCCGCATCACCGCGTCCGCCTCCTGCGGCGCCTGCGCCCACAACGCCGCATCCTTGCGGGCCTGGGAATAGGGATTAAGAGTATCTTTACCACCATTTTTCAAAAGCGACAAGGAATCCTGGATATTTTTTTGCTTCTTCAGCAGATCGGCCAGCGTCTTGCCCGTGGCGTCGAATTCAGCAAGGTCGCTGAGGTAGCCCTCGAATTTCGCTGCCTCTTCCGGCGTCAGGCCACCGGCCTTCAGCTTCCCCTGAAAATACGCCTTCTTGTGCGGGATGGCCCCGGCCTTGGCGCTCCAGTCCGCCGTGGTCACGGCGTCCATCCAGATGCCGCTGTACGTCTTGACGGGAAAGGCCGTTATCTGCGCCTCGACCTTCTTGGCCTGCGCTGACAGCTTTTTCTTTTCCGCCGAAACCTTCTTCTTTTGCAGGGCCGTCTGCAGTTCCGCCTTCTTCGCCTCCAGTTCGACTATTGCCTGCTTGTCCGTTGTGGCCTTGATGAGCGTCTCGACAGCGGAAATGTCCGCTTCCAGTTTCTTTTGCGTGAGCGGTTCCTTTTTCGGCACCGGCGGGGCCGTGTCCATGCCGTGTTTCTTGAGATCCAGCCCCGCGTCCGCCCAGTCCTTGCCGGGATTGTGCCTGAAGCCCTTGTCCGCGCCAGGGAAATGGACAAAATATTCCATGCCCGTCTTCGGATCCGTCCATACGCCGGCCTTGGGCATTTCCTTTTCCACGGTCAGCCCCTGCGCCTTCACCTGCCGCTCGGAGAGCGTGCGCACTCCGCACCGACAGCGAAACCCGTTGGGCGGGTAGTTGGTTGCCCAAAACTCATGGTCAGCCGGATAGACCTTGCCGTGCAGAATGGCATGGGAAGGACGCACCCGCCTGTCCATGACCGCGATATACTGCCAGTAGGGGCGTGACTCCTTCACGGCCTGCATTTTTTTGTACCGGCCGGCGCTGTAGGCGGTTTGCAGGTTGGTACGAAAGATGTTTTCCACCCGGTAATCATGCCAGCCCTGAGCCTGTATAGCCTCCACAATCCTTTTCTTGAAGTCCGCCAACGTTTCCCCGTTTTTCACGGCTTCCTCTATGGCGTCGCTTACAAGCTGCACAAGGTCATGCTTGGCCAACCCAGTGACGTAGAACGCCCGGCACCTGACTTCCTCGTTCAGTGCCTTGGCTTCCTCGTCCGTGAGCTTGGCACGCCATTTCCAGAACTCCAGCGCCGCGTCCGGCGTAACACCTTCTGCTATAATTTTCGGGTCCGGCAGGTCGAATCCAGGCTTTTTCTTAGCCATCTTCTTCTTCCTCCGCCTGAACCGCAGCTGCGCCAAACCCGGCAGCCGCAGTCATGGCGCGGGCAAGAAAACTCTCCAGCACGTCCGGGGCCATGTCAGCGTATGCGTCTCTTCACCGCCGCTTGTCCAAACTCTCCAGCACGTCCGGGGCCATGGCCGGGGAAAGAAGCGCAGCCAGACCTTCCTCCAGATCTTCATAGCTTTTGGCGGACCGTATCTCGTTCTCAATTTGCGTGACAAATTCTGCACTGGCTTTGAGTGCTCCGGGCAGCATCTTCACGATAGCCACGTCAAGATTGCCCTGAGCCTTTTCTGCAGTAGTCTTTTCCCAGCCAGATGGAGCCGAGAAATCCGCACCTGCGGCTGTCGCGCCTTCCGGCGGCATGGACTCATCCTCCAGCATGAACTCTTCCGGCTTGAGCCCGAAGCGCCCAGTGAAGTATTCCCGCGTAAACTTCGCGCCCATTTCCCGTATTTTCCTGCCAAGGTCCGCCTGTACGTTCAAATCTTCCGGGTCGTCATATTCTGCCAGCGGCGCAAAAACTCCCGGCCCGGCGTTGACCTGGGCATACAGCCAGGTGATCTCGTTCCATGCGTCCGTGACCATGGCCTTGTCGGCATCAGCCAGATCATCGGCCACGTCCGCGTGCGTCTGCGCCGCTGCCTGAGAATTCTTACCTTCCATTTCCACTGTCAGGGTCTGACCCATGAGGACCTTGGAGATAGCCCTGTCCTGTCGGGCAAGAAACTGCTCGTGGAGCTGCCCCTGTGTCTGCCCGGCGCCTTCCAGCTTAACGTTGGCGCCATAGGGGATCACGGCTACGGCATCCTGCACCATGCGCGAAAGCCCCCGTGCCATGTCCTGCTTCTCCAGCGCCGTGGCCCTGGCCGGAGCTTCACCGACTACCCAGGGCATACCATGGCGCTCAACAAAACGGGCATAGAAAGACAGGCCGCCGCGCTTAAAGCTCACCGGCCACAGACATCGGCTCAATAGCCGTAAGCCATAAGGATTGTCGTAGGTGGCGTGGTGCGTGACTAATACGAACTTTCCCGCGGGCAGCGGGCGTGGATCTGCGCAGAACAGGCCGTATTCTCCAACGAACACAGGCTGGTTTCGGCTGTCGAAACGGAACCAGTGATAGGGCTTCGGTACGATGTCAACGATATGCCACCAGTCCCCGTCAAAACGCCAAATAAGTTCCAGCGGAGTGAAGCCGTAAAAAGGCGCGTCAAGCATCCCGCTGACCACAGTACGCAGGTTGGTGCGCTCAAGGTCCTGCATGAAACGCCGGTGCAGTTCTTCCGCTTCCGGCGAGGGTGTTGCACCTTCTGGCGCTCCGGCCCGGAAAGTAAGATGGGGACAGTTCAGCACACGGTTCTTCCGGGAAAGCATCGCTGTCGTCACCTGGTCATCCGCTGAGAGCTCCTGCAGCACCCTGGCGTCGTCCCCGCGCCTGCGCAGCACCGGGTCTGGATCCGGCAAGGTGCTCAGCCAGCCCTCCAGTTCCCCGAAACATACGCCCGCATTTTGTCGCGTTGCCAGTTCCGTGGAAAGTTCCGCGCTGCTGAACGGCTCAAATGTGCCGTCCGGCATAAAAAGCCCATCTGCCATGTAAAAACCTCCGTTTCCCTGCCTTTGTGGCAAAAAAACGGAGGCCTTACCCTGAAAGGGCGCGTTCCATGCGAAGGTTTTCTGTCTGCTCACCAGCCACTCAAATCTAATCCGGGCATCCTTACCCCCACATACTCCCACGGTTCTACACTTCCCAGCTCCCTGCGCGCGTCCAGCATCATGGCGCAGGCTACCACGGCGTCTCCGTGCCTGCCGCCTGTCCTGTCCCTGGTACGCTGCTCCGGCACGCGGGCAACACCGCGCACCACACGCAGGCTACGGAAGTCGGAAAGTACCCCCGCATCCCTGGGCAGCACCAGCGTTTTGTCCTCAATGCCGCTCTTGAGCAGCGGCATGGTCTCTCTGTACCACGCCTCGGAAATCATCACCTCCCGCGCCCGTTCCGGCCCGTACTGCTGGCGGGCCGCCTCGGCCAGCGCGGAACCGTTGCCCCGTGCGTCAAGAGACACGCCGGAGAATCGCGGCAGGGAGCCGATGACGGCGAATAATATCTGTTGTTGCGTCCGGTGCGGGCAGTCCCGCAGTTCCAGCACGAAGGGAGGGGTAAGCCGCAGATCGCGCTGCTCCGTTGCGGGCCAGAACACGGAAAGGTCGCCGGACCGGCCGAAGTCCACGCCCATGAAATGGGCGCAGTCGCCGGGAAGTTCCCCCATAAGGGGAGCTA